ATGCTCATGATGTAGAAAAGCAAGTACATAAGTACTTACAAGATAACGGCTTTAGGGTAAATAATAAGAAAGAGTTCTTTAATATATCTGTTGAAGAAGCTAAGGCGGTAGTAGAAAGAATAGGTGAACCTTATAAAATGGATACTAATGAAGAAGCTTAGATATATCGCGGTGCGACTTGCGCGCGTTTGCGCGGCGAGCTTCGCTCTTGCATCTTGTACTATAGACCCTATCGCCCCGGAAACCTGCCCCGGCGGTTGTGATGCTCAAATGATTTTTCCTGTTGAAGCAGATGCTAATGGATTTTACCATCTAGAGTTAAATTGGGATGGAGATTATTTACCGTGGTTCTATATTGATGTAGAGGCTACTCCGGTAGATGATAGCTACAGGTACAATGGTAGATCAGTAGTGGAAGCTAAATTTGATAGTGATACATCTTGGATTTTAGGTAAAGATCTTGTCATACAGCAACCACTATATAATCCGTTTTTTGGAAATTATACTTCATCATGGGTACCTATTCCATCTTCTACTGTTGATATTAACCTTCCTCAATATGCAGGAACAGAGATTAATATAGCTCAGAATACTAATATTTACTTTTCAGAAGAAAACGGTTCTCTTTTTACTAGACGTATTCTTGGACCTTTTCCTCCTACTATTAAAGGCGATACTATTACTGTTTATATGAAGGTTTTTTGGGAAGCAGGAATGGAATCACTTACTAAAGATGACTTTTCTCAAAAATTTATTGTAGAATAGTTGATTCTTTGATAAATAATCATTATCTTAATTTATATTATAAAATATATATATAAAATAATTATTAATAATATATAAGTATATAAATATATATAGATAAAAATAATAATAATATATTAACTATAAAATTAATCTAATATGTCATTAACGGCGGAAAAAATACAAACTAACTACCAAAAGCATTTAAAGATTATAGATACTTACATAGGAGATCGTAAAGATTCTATTAAAGAGATGTTATCTCATATGGAAGAGAATTACGTAATGGCTCCTGCTAGTGGTAAGACTTGGTATCATAATGCATTCGCCGGAGGATATGTAGATCACGTAAATAGAGTAGTGGAGTATGCGGTAAAGCAGTCGAGGTTATACGAAGAGATGGGTGGAACAATTGATTACACCGAAGAAGAACTAGTCTTTGCCGCATTATTCCATGATCTAGGTAAAATGGGAGATGGTGACCAACCTAACTATATACCTCAGACTGATAAATGGCGTCAAGATAAACTATCAGAGATGTATACTTTCAATCCAGACTTGGATTTCATGCTTATACCAGACCGTTCTTTGTTTATTTTACAAAAGTTCGGTATAAAAGTTAGTCAGAAGGAGTTTTTGGCTATAAGATGTCATGATGGTGTGTTTGATAAAGCTAATGAAGCTTATTTCTTTAGTCATGTTGAGTCATCAAGACAGAAGACATCAATTATCTCAGTACTACACAGTGCAGACTTCTTAGCTTCTAAGGTTGAATACGATATTTGGAAAAGAAACGGTGGTACATCGACTCCTAAACGTCCTAAAACCACTTCTACAGTAGGAAAATCAGTAAAATCTTCAGAAGGACTATCAAATATGCTTAAAAACCTATAAAATGTTAGTATATCAAATAATAGTTGGGGTTTTAGTTGCGTTATTAGTATTTTTAATCTATATTATACGTAACTTACTGTTGAAAAACGAAAAGTATGAAGATGTTGTAAAAGACCAAGTAGCATATCTTCAAAATATATCAAATACAGTAGGAGAAGGTCAAAAGCACCTATACAAACTTGACGAGAAAGGGGTATTTCAGTCAGATGATGAGGTCGGTTACTATTTCGAACAATTAAAAACAATTCAAAAAGAGCTAGACCGATATATGCTCCCCGAAAACTATGGCAAGGAAGAAAAGCAAAGCTAATTACTTTACCAGCGAGACAGAAGAATACATTAAGAAATATAATGTATCGACAGACCAAGAATACAGGAATCAAATATTTACAGACCATATTTACCTCCCTTTTTACAAGTTAGCAGAAAATATTATACATACTTTTAAGTTCTACTATACCGATGTTGAACAAATTGAGGATTTAAAACATGAGGTAGTATCTGTACTACTAGAAGAAAAGATTATGAAGTTTGACCCAGATAATGGTGCAAAAGCATATTCGTATTTCGGTACAATAGTTAAGCGTTGGTTAATAAACTACAATAATAAGAACTATAAAAAACTTAAACAGATAGGATCATTCTCTGATGTCGAAGATTCTTTCGAAAATGATAATTTAGGTGAACATCCTGAAGGAATAACTTTAAGTAAGTTTATAGACAAATGGGTAGAGGAGACATACGATAGTTTAGAAGAGTTTTTTACTAAAGATCAAGAACTTAAGATAGCCGATGCTGTTCTTACTCTATTTAAGACTAGATACGATTTAGAAATTTTTAAGAAAAAGGCTTTATACATCTACATAAGGGAAATGACCGACTGTGAAACCCCTCAACTAACTAGAGTTATCACAGTACTTAAGAATAATTTTAGAGATAAGCATCAATACTACTTCGATAACGGATTTCTTAACAATAAATTCTTATAATCTATTTATAATAAACTATTTTTATTATGGGTTTAGATAAAGAAATCTTTAGCGGTAAAACTCTATCCGATCTATTCGGCGAAATTTACGACAATTCAAAGGAGACTAAAGTACAAGTAAAGTCTCTAATCGGTGAGTTAAAGCCACTTATAGAAAACATTGGAGACGCAACTCTCATTGTTCCTATGATAAAGGAATATATGGAGATAGGTGTAAAGAATGACGAACATTTAATTAAGTTAGCGACGGTAATACAACGTATAGAATCAGCCCAAGCTAAAGGAGAGGGAGGAGAATTTGACTTCTCAGATCTACAGGATTTATTAGAGGAATCAGAAGCTCTTGATAAGCAAGTTGAAGATGTAGAAAAAGATAAAGAAGAAGATGGCGATTAGAAACACTCTTCGTAATTCCAGTAGAGGAGGAGCAATCGCATCAACCGCGGGCAGCTCAACAGGAGGAACTAATTTTGGTAGAGTTGTTGATATTATATTAGACGACTCTCATCCTGATTATGAAACATTAGGAAAGACTCAAGCTCTTAATGGAGTATTCTACCGTGAATTAGATATGAGTTCTGTAGAAGATGAACTACAGACTTTAAAATTTGCATATTGCGGAGAAAGAGGTGTTATTAGACCTCCTCTTAAGAACGAAATAGTAGTACTCCAAACTCTTCCATCAGAAGAAAGAACAGAAGTAACTACTGCAAAAAAAATATACTGGACAAAAGCTGTACCGCTCTGGAATCACCCACATCACAATGCTTATCCTGATGTTATTCAATTTGAAGATCAAGCTAGAAGTGGTGCAGATTTAGGAGAAGATTTTGAAGAATCAGAAGCTACTTCCCCACTGCAGATATTTCCAGGGGACGTTATAGTAGAAGGCAGGCATGGTAATAAAATAAGGTTTGGAGGGACTAAACATACTTTAAATACATTTACCGATGATAGTAATAACGGGAGTCCTTATATCATACTATCTAATGGATTAAAAGAACCTCCTAACGCTATCGATCCTATAGTAGAAGATATAAATGAAGATCCATCTTCTGTATACATTGGTGCTGATCATACTTTTGAATTGAAACAAGCTCATGAAAAAAGAGATGCTTGGGAAGAAGAGCCAGAGAAAGCAGATCAGTTTAAAGGTAACCAGGTTATTATTAACTCTGGTAGACTTTATTTTAACGCTAAAGAAGAAGGTGCTTTTATATCTGCTACCGAAGGCATTGGGTTAAACGCAAAAGCTATAGGTATAGATGCTGATGATTATGTAGGATTAGATGCTAAGAAACTATATTTAGGTACACAAGCCTTTAAGGAAAAAGAGCCTGTACTTTTAGGTGAAACTTCAATAGCTTGGATGGACGATCATTTATCTCAATTTGAAACTATTGTAAAAGGTATGGCCACAGCACCACCCGCACCTCCTGCTTTCGTAGCTAAAATGATCGCAACAAGTAATGCTGTACTACCTATTATTCCTCAGTTAAGAAACCTTTTAAAAGAGTTACTATCTAAAAAAGTATACACAGAATAATGCCTTACGTAAATATACCAGAGAGCGGATTAGGAGGAGCAACAGCTAAAATAGTTGGAAAACTGCAAGGACAGATTACTGCACAAGTTCTTAAGAAAGCAAATGACATAGTAAATAACCTTAACAAACAAGGATGTCCAAAATCTAACGATCTTAAAAGACTAAGACAACAGAAAGCTCAGTTAGATGCTGCCATAGGTAGTATATCTGGCAAACTTTCTAAGTTTAAAAAATTACCTAAAAAATTAAAAGCCCCCTTAGGAGGGTTTAAAGCTGCTCTAAAAATAATACTATCCTTACCTATACCTCAAGCAGTACCTCCCGGTATTGGTCTACCAATTAATATTACAACTAAGTATGCAGACGTTTTACATTTACTTAAAGAGTTTATAAAGCAAATAGATGAAATAATAAAGTCTATTGAGGTAGTATTAGACACACCAGGTACAACATTAAATTCGATAGAACGAATTCTTGATAGAGCTGATAGTGCGTTAAAAGTATGTGAGCTAGGAGCAGTATTAGAAGATGAAATTGAAAAAGGAAATATTACAGTTGAAGAGTTAACCACTATTGGAATTTACAACAATCAAGGAAATTATACATTAGAAAATTCTAATAGAGACTTTTTCGATGAATCACCAAGTAAACGATTTAGAGGAAAATGGTTGAATGGTGTTGAGTATTTAAAAGATGAAAATGTAAAGTATGACGGGGAGAAATGGAGTTGCTTAAAAGACCATACTTCTAATATAGATGGAGGAAGAGAAACAGGACCACCAGGAGTAGGGCCCTGGAAAACATTGAGCAATATTCAAACCGATACTTCAAACTCTTTATTATCATCTCTTAATTCCCTTAATGATAGTAATTTATCCTCTATTGCAAAAGAAAATATAAAAGGATTTTTAAATACCTTTAAAACTACTCCCAAAGCAGAGACTATAGACGACAGTAAATTTTACCATACTGGACCAGATGGACAAACATATTCCTTAGAAATAATAAATGATCCAAACTCTCCAGATATAGCTCCTAGAAGATTTGCTATTGCAACTACTATATCCGGAATAGTAAAATTTAAAGGACAAAAATCTTTCAGTTCTTCTACTGAAGTACTATTAAAAGAAATAAAATTTAGAATTGATAATCAACTTCCATAACTAAACTATTTATATATATGAAACTCGACCAACTACGTAAGATAATTCGTGAAGAAGTAAGAGCTGCTGTTAAGGAGGAGTTACAAGAAGTAATGAATGAAGCTGTTAAAATAGCTTCTACTCCAACTAAAATGCAAGCTATACCTGAACCTAAAGGGAGCAACCTTAAATGGTCTACTCCAGCTACCGGTAGAAAATCCTTAGATGAAATGTTATCTGCTACAAAAGCAGATATGACCAATGAGGATTTTAGAAGTATAGGTAATTTCGATTCAACGAAAGCACCAAACTTTGCACAAAGGCAGATAACAGGCGGCGGTGGAGCAGGATTAGATCTAAGTACTATACCCGGATTCGATCCTCAAAAAGCAAAAGCAATATTAGATAAATCGATAGAAAAAGATAAAACAAGATCAGGAGCTTAATGGCATTTGAAGTTAAAAAAATAAACCCGTTAGATTTACAACCTAGAAAAGCAGTAGGAGTTAAACTACCTTTCTCAGGTACAGCTGTATTTAACTCTACTTTTACTACTAGTGAAGCTATAAAGACTAACTTGATAAATTTTTTTTTAACTTCTAGAGGAGAAAGGTACCTAAACGTAGACTTTGGCAACGGACTTCGAAACTTACTTTTTGATCAACTAACCGAAGATAAAGTAAAACAGATAGATGCACAGATAAAAGCAGATTTAGCTTATTATTTTCCTACTGTTGAACCTACAGAAATAACTACAAACGGAATCCCAGACTCTAATACAGTACAATTTGCTATGAAATATAAAGTTAGAGATACTAATATAGATGATGAAGTAGTCTTAAATTTTGAACAATAATGGCCTCACAAAAAGATATAAAATATATAGGTAGAGAATTTGGTGATTTTAAATCCCAATTAGAAGAGTTTGCTAAAAACTACTTTCCAGACACTTATAATGACTTCTCTGAAACATCCCCTGGTATGATGTTTATTGAAATGTCTGCCTATATTGGTGATGTATTATCCTTCTATCAAGATACTCAACTACAAGAAACATTCTTACAGCACGCTCAAAACCCATCTAATTTATATACCCTAGCGTATATGATGGGATACAGACCAAAGGTATCATCAGCATCAGAAGTAGAGTTAACAGTTACTCAACAAATAGGAGCTATAGCAGGATTACCTAACTGGGATCAAGCATTAAAGTTAAATGAAAATTCTACTTTTAAGTCAACTACTACAGGTAATACATCCTTTATATCTACTAATGCTGTAGACTTTAAATTTTCAAGCTCATATGATCCTACAGAAATAACAATAGAAGATGCACCTGCAGGAGTACCTAGATTATTTAACTTAACTAAGACTACTAAAGCTTTTTCAGGAGAAATAAAAACCTTAACCAGAACTTTTACTACTGCTGAAAAATATACTACTGTAGAAGTAGATGATACAGATATTTTAAATGTACTTTCTATTACTGACAGCGACGGAAATGAGTGGACAGAAGTTCCTTTTTTAGGTCAAGATACAGTTTATGTAGAAGAAGCCAATAATAACTCAGATAACAACTTAACACCTTCTATACTTAAAGTAAAGACGGTACCTAGAAGGTACGTAACAAGGTTTACCTCTAAAGGTGTATTACAAATTCAATTCGGTGCAGGAGTATCTACAGCTTTGGATAGAGAGTTCTTACCAGATCCAACAGAGATTGAAAAGTTTACTACTCAGGATAGAGTAGATAAAATAGATACTGCATACGATCCATCTAACTTCTTATTTACAAGAACTTACGGATTAGCACCAAACAATACTACACTTACTATTAAGTACGTTGTC